GTCTTTAAATTCTGTAATCAGGGGAATTGAAATGCCAGCCATAATTAGTACCTTAGTTTTGTTTCGGTTTTCTTTGCGACGGATTGCACAACGTCAGCCAAGTTTTCTTTAACCCTAGTTTCGTTGGCGTCAGCTGCGGGCCACATAGTTCGGGACGCTTTACCAAAACGCCGTGTCAACGCTTCGCCAAAACGGTTAGTTGTAGATCGTCCTGCAATGTCAAAGATTGCGCCGGTGGCGTCTTTCTGTTGCACGGTAAGAAACGCTGCTTTACTAGGACGCAACGACACTTTGACGCCACGCACGGCCTTAGTCTGCACATAAGGGAAAATCTGTCTACCCGTTTTGGTTGTCCACTTGCGAGACATGCCAGATAGCGGCGCTGGGCCAGCTGCGGTTAGTTTCGCCTGGGCGTCTAGGACTATCGGCTTTAACGCTGTTTCGGCTTCCTTGCGAAATTCTTTAAACAGGGCAGGTTCCAGTTTTTTTAGTTCTTTAACAGCGTCCCTGATACCCACAACTTCGGTAGTTATCTCGACGCCAGCCATGCCTATTTCCTTTGTTCGTTAAGCACCTTGAAAACGGTTGCAAGGTCTTTCACGTCAAATTCTACTTCACGGGGCCAATACCCTGTCGTTGCCAGCAAGGTTGCCAACGCAAAACGGTACTGACCCCTTAGGTAGGGTTTTCGTCCTCGGTATCTATGACCTCAAGTTGAATTATTTTTTTTATGAAATCGTCCAGGACTATCGGAACTACCACGCCGTTTTGCTGTAGTGCGGTATGCGCCATAAACGCTAAATCTTCCATGCCGATTCCCTCAGCAATTTTGGACGCTTTAGTTTTAAATCGGCGTTCCCAGGCAACAATCGTGAAAAGGTTGGTGGTGATATCCATAGGGCCGTCGCCCTGGTCTACACGTAGCGTCAATTTCATGTCGGGTCCTTTGTTTGTGGGTTGAAATCAATCGTCCGTAGTTAGGACGCCGCCTTTAAACACTATGGAAATAGTGCTTAGTTCGCCCATTGTGGCGTTTATGACAGGCAAGGCTTCCAGATAAGCGCCTGTGAGGGTAAATCTGGGTTCCGTAGGTGCAGGTACGGTTAAGCCAGCGACGGTGTTTGAAATGACAACGTTAGTAACTGTGCCAACTAAGGCCGCAAGTGTGGCGTACGTTTCAGTAGCTGCATAGGACATATACAAGTCAAGGGTAATTTCCTGATTAAACAGGCCTGAAACAAACACCCGTGACGTGCCACCAAAGGCGGTTGATTCGAGGGCTTCAGCGGTGTTGGTCACGGTTGCGGAAGTGCATTGGTCCGTTAATGACACGGTATTAACCAATACAGCTGGGTTGGAAAGATAGGTGCTAGTTGCCATGGGTTAATCCTTTTTCGGTTGATCTAGTTTTAGCAGATATTGACGGTGTTTTGTCCTCAACAATTTTGTTGTCACGATTGGGCCTGCAAGTCAACGGTCAAGTCATAGGCGGCAAAAGTTTGACCGCCGACAGTAACAAAGCCAGGGCGCCCAGACTTGACAGCCACATTGCTTGCTAGAAGCGCCGCAGACATGCTTAAAACGTTGCGTAAGCCGTCCAAGTTGCCTGGACCTAATGTCAGCACCTTTACGCTAAAAGACATCTTAACGATGGTGCTGGACAGGGCTTCAAAATCGGGTGCGTCTAAGAATACGCAAGGCGGGTTTAATTGTTCAGGGTTGAACACAACCCGTAGCCCTGTCACCGTTTCAAGGGTCAACGCTAAATCGTCTATGGCCTCATTGAAAAGGTCCGTGTAAACAGTCATTAGGCGACAGCTGGTCGAGGGATACCGGCAAGTTGTTTGATCAGCGGACTAAGGCCCGTGGAAACAGGTGTGCCCATTTCTGTGAAGCCCGAAAAATCGTTGATAGCGCCACGTTGACGGTATAAGGCGCCACCATACATTGTCGTTGCTAGGGTGACATCGGGACCAGGCGAAGTTGTCAGGCTGTCCGTGTATCCCGATTCTTGACGTCGCCTAAAAATTAGGTTGTTGGCGCTGTCAGCGCATTGTTGCAAGAAAGCTGATTCGTCTACGCCAGCCAATGCGATTCCAAGCCATAATTCTAAATCGGGGCCGTCTATCCACGTTGCATTTTCGGTAGCGGTTAATGTTCCTGGCGGAATTAACGCTATGCGTTCGGAATCATCGTCCGCATTGTAAAACAGCACCTGGTTCGGTATCGGCACGCTGAGGTCATAGACGGGGTCGCCCATGCTGTTAACGCCCTTGAACATATATGCGGGCAACGCATAGACGGTGTGTGTGCCGTTAAAGCTTGCGCCGCAATCTGCAAGCGTAAACGCCATACCTAAATCTAAATCAGGTTCCGTCAATGTTTGGACAACAGCGTAATTGTCTAAACGCTGTGTAAAAGTAACGCTATATACAGCCATGGGCGGCTACCCGCCTTTCGACTATGCCTGGGTGATCTTTTGAATCATGTTGCTGTTAGCGGCAAAAGTTGCTGCGTATCCAAACACGGACATCAAACGTGAAATCGTGCTCGGGTTCTCCACGGATAGCAGGCCCTGATCTTGGCGATAAATTTCAAAGGCGTTGCTGTTAAAAATCACCATTGTTTTAGTGGCAAATTTGTTGTCAACGATGATTTGCAAACCAAGTGGGTTCATGCCTGACCAACTTGCAGCGGTGCCGGCACCCATGCTGTTTTGTCCAATCAAACCAGGTGCCCCGATTGCGGGAAAAATTGGTCTGTTTTGGTCGTCTACCAGCTGGCCCATTTTTCCCCAGGTGGCGGGGTCGACAGCGATATGGGTTGGCAGGAAGTTTGTCGCTGCTGAAGTGACAACGGCTGCGTCATAGATTGACTTCATAAGGTCAACAGCGGTGAGGTCCCAGACGCCAGCGGAAGTTGCAGCGGTAAGCAAGTTGTCGCAAGCAAAGTTGTCAATGGCTGTCAGGTACTGGCCTGCGAGGTCCTGCATGATAATTGCCATGGCTGCGGGATCAGAAAACGAAATCGTCTGATAGGACAAACTGGCGCTGCCTGCAAAAGTTGACTTAGTGACCACGTTGGAAGCAATCACAGAAGTTGTCGAGGACACGGCGTCAAATTCGTTTGCTTGTGCTGCAACGGTCGGATGGGTAGTCCAAGTAGGTCTCACGAACGTTGAACCCGTACCGCTGTTGGGCATTGCCCTTGTCCCCACGGCGCTTAAAAGCGGGGCCACGTAGTTAATGTCCGCAAAAACTGGTCCAAGGATAGGCACCGGGACTATACCGGGCACATCAGAAACGCTTGTGTCAGCAAATTCTAAATCGGACTTGTGGTAGGCCCGATAGTCAGCCCAAACCTTATTGGCGTTAGCAGCTTCAAGGCCGCCTTTGTGCATTGCCACGACAAATTCAGCGGCGTTTGGTAGGCGTGGTTCACGTCGTGCTTGTGCAAAAACAGGTGCGGTTGGCACAATGACTTCGGCTTCAAGTTCCATTGGGGTTTCCTCGGTTTCGGTTTCAGGTTCGGTTTCGGTTTCAGGTTCCGTGTCAGGTTCGGACGCTGCTACTTGCGTTATGGTAGCACCCGAATATGCGCCTATGGGGACGAGACTAAGTTCCACCCAATTAGCGGCTAGGACCGTCATATTGCCGTCGCCGTCATACTTAAATTCGGTTGGGTTGACACCTACGGACACGGAATCTAGGACGCCGTCAGCTGCAAGCACTAACGCTTCGTCACCGGCACGGGTGTTTGACACGCTGGCGGTGAAATACATGGCTTCTGGGCTGTCTACCCGTTCGCTAACGATTCCGATTGCCTGCGTGCTGTCGTGATACATGTACAGCTTTGGTGCTTTGCCGTCTACGGGCAAGCTGCCTGGCGCAAATTGCACTTGGGTTCCGTCGCTGACTGTGGCGTAAACGTTGTATGGGACAGCGACGCCAGTAATGGTGCGTCGTTCTAAACCGTCTGGCCCTGCGGCGTCGACTGTAAACGTGCTGGAAGTAAATTTGATCATGTCGCTAATTCCTCTTGTGTGTTTTGTTCTGGCATTGGTGCCATGTCGGACATTTGGTGAACTTCTAACATTTTGTCGGTATCCCACTTAACGTATGTTCCACGTGGTAGCTGTTGCGATAACGCTGCCGTGATTGCTGAAGCGTACATTGACAATCCAAATGTCCAAAGGTCACTTTTTGCGGACGCTGACGTGCTGTATGCGTAACTTCCCGTTGATAAACCCAATAGATACGGGGGAATGTTGCACAAGTTAGCAATTTCTCGGCTTTGATATTCGGCTGCGTCAATCAACAACATTTTGTCAGGCGTAGCGTTTGTTTCCGTGTACGTCAAAAATTCGTTTAACGCTGCCGTTTGGTTTGTCATGCGTGCCTGGTTAAACGATTCTGCAAGTGCAGCCAATTCCGTTGCGGACAAGGGTTCGCCCCCGATTTGTCGAAGGATTCCGGCGGGAATCAGCGAAACCGCATTGCGATTACGTGCAGCTTCAAGCTTAAGCGCCGTATCTATTGTCTGTTCCGACATAAAAATCATGCCTTGCGTCGGACTGTAAATCTGCACAACATCACGGGGGTCTAAAGCGCCACCGTTAAAATAAATTTCTTTTGACTTGCCATACCACACAGGCGGTACTTGATCAGGCGTCGTAATTGACCCTTGCGGCAGACGGGTTGCGGACGCCATATAGCCGTCCTTAGTGCGGGAAGTTATATACAGCATGCTTCTTCCAAAGAAGAAAAGATCATCAAATACCCAAGGAAAGCTAAATGCGTTTGGCATTTCGGGGTCCAGCTGACGCAACCAGCTTCTAGGCGCTAACGGGATTTCTTCCATTTCTTCGCCGTTCCACATTTCGCCGCACATTTTTAATTCCATTGTTGCCAGGACGGACGCCATAAGGTCACGGCTTCGAGAGATAGA